TGTTCCTTTTATGCAACTTACTGCAACTAATCGTAGAGAAGTTATTGAAGATTTACTTGATATAAAAATATTCTCTTCGATGAATAATATTATAAAAGACAAGATTAAAATATCTAAAGATGATATTAGGACATTAGAATTAAAGAAAGAATCATTGAATGATAAACTTTCTATGCAAGAGAATTTTATGGAGGAGATAGAGAGTCGTGGTAAGGAACGTATTGAGAGAAAAAAAGATAAAAAGGATAGTTTAAGTGATGAAATATGTGTTCTTACAATGAAGAATGAGGGGTTAGAAGATGATTTATATGGTCTTAATAAAGAACAGGAAGTGGTTTTAGGTGCAGGTGAAAAGTTAGTGAAACTTAACAATCTTAAAGGTAAAATTTCCAATAAAGTATCTACCATTACTAAAGAGCATAAGTTTTTCACAGACAATACAGTTTGCCCTACATGTACACAATCTATAGATGAGTCCTTCAGAATAAATAAAATCAACGACGCTCAAACTAAAGCCAAGGAGTTGCAATCTGGGTATAAAGAACTCGAAGATGCAATTAAAACAGAACAGGAGCGAGAGCGTCACTTCACTCAACTATCACAGGAGATTACAAAACTAACGCATGGCATTTCTAAAAACAATACTAAAATCACTGGTTGTCAAAAGCAGATCAGCGATTTGGAATCGGAAATTCAAACAATTACCGAACAACTTGCAAATAGAAATACTGAGCATGACAAGTTAGAAACATTTAAAACAAATCTTCAAGAGACTTATGATGAGTTAGTCTCACATAAAGACACAATCAAATATTATAACTTCACTTATGGTTTATTGAAAGATGGTGGAGTTAAGACTAAAATCATCAAGAAGTACTTACCGTTGATAAATCAACAAGTAAACCGTTATCTGCAGATGATGGACTTCTACATAAACTTTACTCTTGATGAGGAGTTTAATGAAACTATTCAATCCCCAATACATGAGGATTTTTCTTATGCATCATTTAGTGAAGGTGAAAAGCAAAGAATTGATTTAGCACTTCTGTTTACATGGAGAGAAGTAGCTAAGTTTAAGAATTCAGTTTCGACCAACTTGATGGTATTAGATGAAGTATTTGATAGTTCATTAGATGGTCAAGGAACAGACGAGTTCTTAAAAATCATCCGATACGTGATTCAGGATGCAAACATATTTGTTATCTCCCATAAAACTGGTATGGAAGATAAGTTTGAGGATCACATTCGATTTGAAAAAATTAAAGGATTTAGTAGGATGGCATCATGATTGGAATTGTTGGTAATGGCTTTGTAGGTAATGCTGTATATCAAAACCTACGAGATAAAGTAAAAACAAAGATTTATGATGTGGATAAGAACCGATGTCTTAATCCACTAGAAGAAGTTATACAACAAGATTTTATTTTTGTCTGTCTTCCAACCCCAATGAGAATGGATGGAAGTTGTGATCTCTCTATTCTGGATAAATTTTTTGAAGATCTACCAGATCATTTAACAGGAACTTTTGTTATTAAATCTACTGTTCCTGTAGGTACTACAAAGAAGTACACTGAAAGACATAATGTAATTCATAATCCAGAATTTCTCACCGCACGAAATGCTGTAGAGGATTATGCCAAAGCAGAAAGAAATGTTGTCGGGGGTAGTCAGGAATTGTGTATTGATTTTGTTCGTTTCTTTGAGCAGTGTTTTCCTGAAATCCAAAGTATCATTACCTCCTCGGATGAGAGCGAAGCAATCAAATATTTCTCTAACGTATTCCTTGCCTATAAGGTAGCATACTTTAATAAGATATATGATTTCTGCCAAGCAGCAGGAATTGATTATAGTAAAGTAAGAGAAGGAGTTACTGCTGATAGTAGAATAGGTAAGTCACATACTCAAGTTCCTGGTATAGATAATGATAGGGGATTTGGTGGAACGTGTTTCCCTAAAGACCTTAACTCATTAATCACACAGTTTGAGCAGCGTGGTCTTGACTGCGATATGTTAAAAGAGGTGTGGTTATATAATCAAAATATTAGAACAGTTATTGATTGGCCAGTGACATGAAAGTATTAGTAACAGGACATCGTGGTTTTATTGGTCGGTATGTATTTGCCGATTGGAGATCCACAGAAGGATATAAAGTACATGGTATAGATCATCCAGATGATATAAGTGACTTTAATATAAGTGGTAATATTAAAGCAGGTGATTATGACCTTGTAGTACATCTTGCTGCATGGGCAGACATTCGTGAGAGTATGGAGAAACCCGCAGAGTACTATGAGAATAATGTAGCAAAGGCAAAACGATTATTTGATTGGTGTGGAGAAACTGGTACAAGATTACTATATGCATCATCAAGTGCTGTAGATGGTAATTATTGGGAGAACCCTTATGCTATGAGTAAGTGGGTTAATGAACAGATGGCACCACCTAATTCAGTAGGAATGAGGTTTACAACAGTCTATGGTCCTGATAGTCGTAATAATATGCTATATGGTATGTTGAAGGAAGGTACTGCAAAATACATTACCAATCATAAAAGAGATTGGATTCATGTTAAAGATGTGTGCCGTGCTATTAGATATCTTGCTGAGAAGACGGATGTTAATGGCCCAGTTCCAGTTGGATATGGAGAGTCTATTCCTGTAAGAAAACTGGCAGAAGCATTTGGTCAAGGAGATCTTCCAGTTAAAGAATATACTCCTGGTGAGGTGGATGATAATGTAGCAGATATTTCTATTATGTTAAGTACTGGATGGAAACCTAAGATTAATATATTAGATACTGTATAATGCCAACCTATAAACATTCTTCTGGGAAGAGGTTTCTTTTTGTACATATTCCCAGAACTGCTGGTAGATTTCTGGAAGAAAATTTTAAGGAGAATGGATTTGAATTAGAGCAAGATGATATTTGGAAGAGTGTTGATGGAATAGAACTTGCACATTTTCATAGAGAATTGTATGAGAAGCATTTGGATGTTGAGGGTATTCCTCATATATCCATCATAAGGAATCCTATCAATAGGTTCTTTGGTGCTTCCAGTTGGTTGAAGAGAATGTATGGTGAGGATATTCAAGAAGCAATGGAGGATCCTATGATGTTTTCCATGATGCTTGAGAACTTTCCTTTGGCTGAAGCAGTTAATTGGTATAGACCACAAGTGGACTTTATCTCAGATAAGACCCATCTGTGGCGATTTGAGGATGGTTTCGGGGAGGATTTTGGTCAGTGGATGGGCGATGTTCTTGAAGTTCCTTTTAGGATAGTGGATGTTCCGTATCAGAAACTGTCATATGATGAGTCCAATAAGTTGGAGAGGACTGATAAACTTATAGATAATATACGGACTATCTGCAGGAAGGACATTGAGCAACTCTATCCCGAATTGGCAGCACCACTCTAAGAAGGAGGCCAAACGAAAACTTAAACCACAGGCACTGCGGTCTGCAAGAGAGAGACGCAGACAGTTGATAAAGTGTCTACAAACCCGTCCATCGAGGCGGGTTTCGTCGTATTATGGGTACATACAAGAGGAAACACATGCCAGTAAAGCAAGAAATCAAATCACAATTAGCTAAACTCCTTGCTACTGAAGACCTTATAGTGGAGCATAAGCAGGTTGAAACAGCACAGTTCAATGTAGATACTCGTGTGTTGATTCTTCCTATCTGGGAGAAAGCAAGTAATACTGTATATGATATGTTGGTAGGACATGAAGTGGGACATGCACTTTATACTCCTAATGTAGATCCTCCAAAGGACGTTCCTCATCAATTTATAAACGTAGTTGAGGATGCAAGAATTGAGAAGTTGATCAAGCGTAGATATCCTGGCCTTGCCAAAACTTTCTATAATGCATATAATGAACTCAATGATGAAGATTTCTTTGATGTAGAACATGAAGATATTGATACTTTTAATCTTGCTGATCGTGCTAATCTACATTTCAAGATTGGTTCGTTCCTTAATATATCTTTTACAACTCGTGAAAAGGAGATTATCAATTTAATTAGTAAGTGTGAGACTTTTGAAGAAGCAATAGAAGCATCAAAAGTTTTATATGCTTATTGTAAGGAGCAGCAAGAGACTCAGCAAAAAAATGTAAATGATTTAGATTCTCATCAAAAAGTTGAGATGAAAGCAGAGCGTCCTGATTTAGGTGAAGATAATAGTGAGTATGAAGATGAAGAGAAAGAAGAAGAGTCTGAAGGAAAGTCTCCACAGTCACCTCAAATGGAAGAGAGTGGTCAAAAAGTAGAACAAAAGCCTAATGCAGGTACAACATTTGAAGAAGATTTAGAAGTTAGAACTGCAGAATCTCTCCAAGATAAATT